TGGTTAGCCGGTAATAATATAAATGTATCAACTGAAGATACATTTTGGAAGTATATGGAACATATGTGGATATATGCTGGTACCTACTCATTAGATAATTTTGAAACCAAAAGAATTCCTATGAGTGAGATGCAACCTGGTGATGTATTTGTCAAGGGTGGTTTCCCTGGACATGCAATTACTGTAGTAGATGTAGCTGTAAATGATGAGACAGGACATAAAGTATTTATGTTGGCTCAATCATATATGCCTGCACAAGAACAGCATATCCTTATTGATCCTAATGACGGTGATGTTTGGTTTTCTATGAATGAAGAGAAACCAATACGCACTTACCAATGGACTTTCAAGTCTAATAACTTAAAAAGATTCATATGGTAGATAATAGTAAATATCATTTAGACAGAATAGAGGCGATGGAAACAGAAATCAATCGCCTTAACTCTGTTATAAGTGAACAAAAGAAAAAAATTAGTAACTTAAAAAAGAAAAATAATGAAAAGAATCACTAAGTTAACATCAATTGCGATGTTATTAACAGGACTCTTCTTATTCTCATCATGTGCCTCACAGCAAATGTGTAAGTCTAAGAAGAAATATTATAAGAACAGTAACAAGTGTTGGAATGCTAAAAAGCAGAAGATGACACGCTGTTAAAATTATAGATAGAGAATCCTGGGTTGTTTAATTACATTGAACGGTAATCTAATTACCTACCAGGCTCTATCTTTTTATTTTGTTAAATTTAAATTAAATATATTATCATGGGTATGGATCTATACGGATTGAATCCTCACAATCCTAAAAAGCTCGTTAGACCAACAATAGATTGGAGTAAAGAGCAAACTGAGGAAGATAAAGATATTTTTTTCAAGTCATTAGACTATTACGAAAAGAATGTTCCTGGACATTATTTTAGAAATAACTGTTGGTGGTGGCGTCCTTTGTGGGATTACACATATAATTTTACCAATATATTAACCGAAGAAGAGTATACTAGTGGTCATCATAATGATGGTCAGCGTATCAACTCTAAGAAAGCTGAGAAATTATCCCACGCACTACATAAACTTATTGATAGTGGTCACACTAAGCAATACGAAGACGATTATATGAAAGAATATAATAAAGCTGAAGTGTTTAACGATATAGTTGATGAGAAACTAAAAATGTTAAATGAGAAAGTGCGTGATGAGATAGGTAGCGATGAAAACTGGTTAGCACCTGCAGATTTTCCACAACCATATAGAAAACAGTGGGAAGACTTGTATGCAACAAAGAAAATACAAGGTAGTTACCCTTTTTCTGTTGAAAATGTAAGAGAATTTGCTAACTTTTGCTATCAGTCAGGAGGTTTTGAGATATGTTAGCTTTAGTAACCGGTACTTTGTATATAGTAATACTATACTTATACCTAAAATACGAGTAATATGAATTATTTAATAACTAATAGTAAGTCACAAAGTGCTTATGAAGGTTTTGGAATAATCAGCATCAACGAAGCTATATCACACCTTAAAAAGTGTGATGTAGTGGCTGTTGACACTGAGACTACAGGTTTTCATTGGCAAGATGATAAACTATTGTTATTACAAATCTCTTCTGCAGAGCACAACTATGTGATTGACTGCAGAAATGTAGATATATCAAGACTTGCACCTATGTTTAGCAGTAAAAAAGTCGTAAAAATCTTTCACAATGCTAAATTTGACTACAAGTTTCTGCTTGCTAACGGTATCAGATGTGAAAATATACATGATACTATGCTTGCTGAACAACTTATACATTGTGGTAAGTCTTCTATAAAATATTCTCTTGATAGTGTGTTAGATAGACATCTAGACATTACCATGAGCAAGGAAGCGAGAGCTTCTTTTATAAATCACAAGGGTAACTTTACTAAGATACAACTTGTCTATGCTATTGATGATACACAGTATCTGATAGAACTTAGACAAAAACAGATCTTGATGCTATCCGATCTTGATTTATTAAATGTTCTTGAACTTGAGAACAAAGCGTGTCTTGCATTTGCAGACATGGAATACAATGGTATCTATCTTAATAAAGATAAATGGAATAAGAATATAGATATCGTTGCTAAAGAGCTTGACAAAACACAGCTTGAGCTCGATCAATTTATTGCACAAGAAGATCAGTTTTCTAAATTTAAACTTAGACAAATACAAACTGATATGTTTACAGCTACTAGTGAACTAAGACAAACAGATATGATGTGGTCTTCGCCTTCACAAGTGCTTAGACTATTTAAGGTTATTATACCAGAACTTGATAGTGTCAATGCAAAGCTAATTGCTACGCATAAGAATACGCATCCAATCATAGAAAAGTATATACACTTCAAGGAACAGAGTAAATTGCATAATGCATATGGTCAGGATTTTTATAAGTATCTGCATAAAGATGGTAAAGTTCATACATCTTTTCAACAGATATTAAACACCGGTCGTGTTTCATCCAAAAAGCCCAATATGCAACAGATTCCTAGCAGTAATACATACAGAAATGCTTTTGTACCTAAGAATGCTGATGATGTTTTTGTATCATCTGATTTCTCTTCACAAGAGTTATGTATTATTGCCTACGGATCTGGCGATCCTGTTTGGTTGAAAGCGTTAGAACAAGGAGCGGATCTTCACTCTATATGTGCAGAACTCATATTTGATAAAAGGTGGAAAGATGCTGATGGCAATGTAGCAGAGCGTAAGAGATTACGTACTGCTGTAAAGTCTATTAACTTCGGTCTTGCTTATGGTATGAGTGAGTTCAAACTTGCAGATACACTTAGTATACCTGTGAAAGAAGCTAAATCTATGATCAAGAAATATTTTACTGTATTTCCTGCAATCAAGAAGTTTCTTACTAATCTAGGTAACTATGGTAAAGACAATGGTCATATTAGGACTTTTGCTCCTTACAAGCGTATTCGTTGGTTTGAAGACTGGAAAGGCAAGGAGACTGATTTTGCAATACTTGGTAGCATAGAACGTGCATCCAAGAATACCCCTATACAGGGAACAGGTGCAGACATGACTAAACTTGCTCTTTACAAGTTGCGTGATATTATTCACGATAATAAATATCCAGTTAAATTAATTATGACAGTGCATGATCAGATTGACACAATATGTCACAAGGACTTTGCAGAGCAATGGTCTAATATTCTAAGAGAGACAATGGAATCTGCAGCACTGACTATAATTGACAATGGATTATTAAAATCAGATACTAACATAACAAAAGAATGGTCAAAATGAGAATAGATTTTACAGTTTTTAAGAAAATAGAAGAATGGTATGGGTCAGATGACTTTGAAATAGGTGTGCATAACGATAAAGCTTTGTATATAAGGTTTGGTTACTGGAATCAGGTAGATGATGCGTTTAATGCTTTCTTTCCAGATTATATAGGCGTCTCTGAATTTTTAGTAGATGAAGACGACGATACCGGTCCTGCATACATATATTTGATATGGCGTATAGACCCTTTTAAATACGTAGATAGTAAAATTTGATATGAAATTAATATTTCGTATCTTAAATAAGTATATATGAAAATAGATAAAACAAGATTATTACGACAGATGAAGACAATAGACATCTGGAAGGCTAATGGTTACAAAGGCACATTAGAAGCTGTAACAGGCTTTGGTAAAACCTATGTAGCTTGTCTCATTATTAAACAGATGAATGACAGAGTTCCTGAAGCTAGCACAACTGTTATAGTTCCTACAAGATACTTACGAGATCAGTGGGTAGATAGAATAAATGAGCTAGGACTATGCAATGTAACTATTATGGTTGTAAATACAGGCGTAAAGGCTACTAGAACAGCAGATCTTTTAATTCTGGATGAAATACATAACTATGCATCTGATGTGTTTAGAAATGTATTTACAAAAATCTTCTATAAATATATACTTGGTCTTACTGCTACACTAGAACGTAATGATAAGAAACATTACATTATTGAACAGCAATGTCCTGTAATAGATACTGTATCTATGCAAGAAGCATTATCTATGGGATATGTATCAAACTTTAAAGTATTTAATTTAGGTATAGAACTTGACGACAAGGAAAGATTTAAATATGAAACTATGCATGATAGTTTTAATAAATACTTTAAATGGTTTGATTTTAACTTTCAGACAGCTATGAAATGTTTGCAAAGTCAAGAATTCAGAGAGCACTATGCTGCTAGGACAGGTTATGATCCTAAAGGTATAATGAGTGCAGCAGTAAATTGGTCTAAGAATATGCGTTTAAGAAAGACATTTCTATACAACCATCCTTCTAAGATACGAGTTGCTAAATCATTGATTGAGACATTTGATGTCAAGACAATTACATTCTCTGAAACTGTTAAGTTTGCAGATGAACTTACTAAAGCATGCTATCCTTGGGCGATATCATATCACTCTAAGATGGGTAAGTATGCAAAGATAAAAGCAATAGAACATTTTAATGATGACAGAACTGATATCAAAGTTATATCTACAGCTAGAGCTCTAGATGAAGGTTTTGATATACAAGATGTTACTCTTGCTATTATCTGTAGTGGTACATCTACTTCTAGACAGGATCTACAGCGCACGGGTAGAGCAATACGATGGGCTCCTGGTAAGACAGGTCTTATTGTAAATTTGTATATTCGTGATTCTCAAGATGAGAAATGGCTGAAATCTAGACAAAAGAAAACAGTCAATACAATCAACGTGAGTAGTATAGATGATATCAAACAACATCTAGGACAAGCCTCACTTAATTATTTAAACGTAGAAGAATGATTTTAGAAACACCCAAACAATACGTGGACTTTTTGACAAAACATGCATTAAGTCCATCACAGTTTTTGTTTTTGTATATACTTTATGAGAATGATTATGCATCCTTATATAAGTATGTACATCTGGAGGGTGGATTCACTACGTCTGAGTTACACGATATGGTAGAACGTGGTTATCTTATTGATGATAACCCTGATACCAAGTCATCTCTAGCTGATAACTATACAGTTACAGATAAGTTTATTAAAGATCTTTACAATACTGATGCTAATTCAGCATACGAAGAGTTCTTTGAAGCTTATCCTATACATATATATGTAGATAGCAAGAGACTCCCTGGTCGTAATGCGACTATGCGGACACGTAATTATTATAAGAAAAAAATTGCTACAAGAAGAGCTCTGCATATGAAAGTCATGAAATGTCTTGACTATGCAAAAGATAATCACTTGATTACTATGGGTATGGAAAAATGGATAGAGACAGAGCAATGGAAAACTATTTTAGAACTTATGAAAACAGATATAGATGGATTCGAATCTCCAAACGAAAAGATTTACTAGTCTTCAGATTAAGACAGCAGATCAGGCTATTAAGGAAGCCGATAAATTCCTAGAAGAAGGAGCTCTAAACAAGAGACCCTTCCTCGCTACACGGTGGCAGAAGGTAAATACTATGCTACTTGGTGGTTTTCACTTTGGACAAACATACTTTCTTGCCGGAGCATCAGGTCATGGTAAGTCTTTCTTTGTTAACATGTTGCACACAGACTTTACATCGTATTATTTAGGTAATCAAGACGTTAAGGTATTACACTTTAGTTTTGAAATGCATGCCAAAGATGAGATGATAAGAAAAATCTCACAACTTAATGATGTTGACTATAGAAAACTTGTATCATCTGATAGACCTCTTACAATGGAAGAGCTTAAACTTATTAGAGATAGTTATTCTCGTATGAAGAATAAGAATGTTTACTATGTTGAAACCCCCTCTACTAGAGATAGAATATATGCTACTATTAATGACTTCTGTAATGAATTCAAAGATAGTAAGATAGTTGTATCTCTTGATCACACTTTACTTGTTACACCAAATGCAGGAGAGAATGAAATACAATCTCTTGCAGAACTAGGAAAGATGTTTATACAAGTCCGAAAAGAATTTGGAACTTGTAACATATTAGTTGGTCAGATGAATGACAAGATGGAATCTAAGGAACGTAGAGATCCTACAAATCCTTCTTTACATTATCCTACTAAGACTGATATACACGGTAGCAAACAAATCTATCACTCTGCTGATGTGGTTATGGTATTACATCAGCCTATACTTCTTAACTTAGAATACTATGGTAAGAAGAGATTTCCTACAGTAGATCTTGTTGCTCTGCACTGTTTAAAGAATAGAACAGGTGTTGCAGGACTGACAAGATTACGTAATAATCTGACACATGGTAGGTTTGACACCTACGAAGAAAAACTTTTTTAAATTAAAATAAAATATAAATTATGGAATTACCCACTCAAGTTGTTAAATCAAAAACAGTAAACCCTTCACTACTAACTATCTTCGGACAATCAAAGGTAGGGAAGACAACCATGTTATCTAAGTTAGATAACTGTCTAATTATAGATACAGAAAAAGGCACGAAATATGTTGACGCTTTAAAGCTCCAAGTTAATAACACTGCAGAACTCAAAGAAACAGTGAAAGCTTTAAAAGGAGATGAAGGTACAATATATGATTACATTGCTCTTGATACTATTGATAATGTGGTTGCGTGGTTCGAAAAAGACGTAGCCATTGCTAATAATGTAGAAAGCTATGCAAAGATTCCTTTTGGTGATGGTTATAATCAGGTAAGAACTAGAGTCATGAATATGATTGCTGCTCTTATGGATTGCTGTGATCATATTATTATCATTGGTCACAGAAAGAAAACTATCATAGGAAACGATTCAGTTGAAGTAAATGTAAGCTCTCTTGATTTATCTGGAAAACTAAAGAATTATGTCATGGCTAAGTCTGACGCTATTGGTTTTGTATACAGAAATGAAGAAGGTAAACTACAGATATCTTTTCAGGCATCTGATGAGATTGAAGCAGGCACAAGACTGCCTCATTTAGCAGGCAAGATCTTAGATTTTGACTGGAAAAACATATACAAATCAAATTAATTTTGTATATTACATATATAAATTTAATATAATTCTAAATCAATTTTTATGTACAAATTAGTAGAAACTCAACCTAATACTAGCACTTATAAATTAATGAGTGCTGGTATTAATGAGAATGTTAGTCTTATGGACGTAACATTCGATACTCTAAGACAAGATGGAACCGGAGGTAATGTTATAAGATTTTATTTCCAAGACGAAGAAGGTGCTAAGTTTACACAAACTTACATGGAAGTTACATCATTAGAAAGACTACAAGAGTCATCTAAGAATGCAGCCTCTAGCGGAAGACCTTGGTCTTCTACACCTGAACAATTACATAAAGACTTAATACGTAATGTAGGAGAGTCTCTTAGACATATATTGTCTTCTTTTGTTCCAGAAGACAAACTAATTCTTAGTGGTGACACTTGGGATAAGTTTGGTCAAAACATTGTAGATCTGGTAGGTAACTCCTACGAAGGTCTAAAGTTTAAGGTAAAGTGTGTATATGATAAGCAGGGTAAATATTTACAATTTCCTCAGCGAGCAATACAACCTTTTATCTTACCTCAAGATAGTGCACAATCGCTTAGTATCTCTTCTAGAGATAATTTACAGGCGGCTGCACCTACTAGCGAAGCAGAA